TATAAACAATGTACTAGATTATAACAAATACGAAGAAGTTAAGAAAAGAGTAGCATACGATTTAGTTGTGTTAGGTATAGGTGCTAGTAAAACTGATTTTAATCTAGCCAATGGAGTTACTGTTGATTACGTAGATCCAGTTAATTTAGTACACTCTTATACAGAAGATCCAAACTTTGAAGATATATACTACGTAGGAGAGGTTAAAAGTGTACCGTTAGAAGAAGTTAAAAAACAATTTCCAGACCTAACGGACGAAGATCTTATAGAGATCCAACGTTTCCCAGGTGATTCAACTAGAACTAGAAACTTTAACGGTCAAGACAGTAACAACGATAATGTTCAAGTTTTGTACTTTGAATACAAGACATATAGTAATCAAGTTTTTAAAATAAAGCAAACAGATCAAGGTTTAGAAAAAGCTTTAGAAAAAGATGATACATTTGACCCGCCTGAGAGTGATAACTTTAACAGGGTTAGTAGATCAATAGAGGTATTATACAGTGGTGCTAAGATATTAGGTTACGAAAAGATGCTTAAGTGGGAGCTAGCAGAAAATATGACTAGACCTTTCAGTGACCAGACTAGGGTTAATATGAACTATACTATATCTGCTCCTAGAATGTATAAAGGTAGAGTTGAAAGTATAGTTAGTAAAACTATTGGCTTTGCTGATATGATACAGTTGACTCACTTAAAGATACAACAAGTGTTAGCACGTATGGTACCAGATGGTGTTTTTGTAGATGTCGACGGATTAGCTGAGGTTGACCTTGGTAACGGAACAAATTATAATCCACAGGAAGCTCTTAATATGTATTTCCAGACTGGTAGTATTGTTGGTAGATCACTTACTCAAGACGGTGATCCTAATAGGGCTAAAGTACCGATACAAGAATTACAAACATCGTCAGGTATGAGTAAAATACAAGCGCTTATACAAACTTATCAATACTACTTACAGATGATAAGAGATGTTACAGGGCTTAATGAAGCTAGAGACGGTAGTCAACCAGCAAAAGATTCTTTAGTTGGTTTACAGAAACTAGCTGCAGCTGCTTCAAATACAGCGACTAAGCATATACTTCAGTCATTAATGTATATTACCGTTAGAGTATGTGAAAATATAAGTCTAAGAGCGGCGGATATGTTGAACTTCCCTTTAACTAAAAATGCTTTAATGAATTCTATAAGTAGCTTTAATGTAAATACGTTAGAGCAAGTGGAGAAATTAAACATGCATGAGTTTGGTATATTCTTAGATCTAGAGCCTGACGAAGAAGAAAAGCAAATATTAGAGAGAAATATACAAATAGCATTGCAGTCTGGAGGTATTGATCTTGAAGACGTTATAGATTTAAGGCAGATATCTAATATTAAGTTAGCTAATCAAATGCTTAAAATAAAACGTAAGCAAAAAATGGAAGCTGACAAGCAAGCGCAGATGCAAAACATACAGGCACAAGCGCAGGCAAATGCTGAGTCTGCTGAAAAAGCTGCAATGTCTGAAGTACAAAAGCAACAAGCGTTAGCTCAAACAACTCTTCAAATAGAGCAAGGTAAGTCTCAGTTTGAAATGCAACGCATGCAAGCCGAGGCTCAGATTAAGAAAGAGCTTATGGCAGAAGAGTTTAATTACAATATTCAGTTAGCTAAAGCAAGGGCTGATGCTGAAAAAGGAAAAGAAAAAGATATAGAAGATCGTAAAGACGAAAGAACTAGAATACAAGCTACACAACAATCAGAGCTTATAGCGCAACGTCAGAACGATGAATTACCCAAGAATTTTGAGTCGTCAGGTTTTGACTCACTAGGCGGATTTGGATTAGAACAATTCGACCCTAGATAAAAAAACTTTATTAATTTTATATTATTATATTATGTCAGAACAAACAGTAAAACAAGAAGGTGAATTTAAATTAAAAAAAAGAAAAACACCTAAAAAATTATCTACACCAGAAAACAATGTCACTAAGGTTAGTATGAAAGAACCTTTAATAGAGACAGAGCCAGAGGTTACAAAAGTAGTAATAAAACAAGAAGATAATGCCATTCACACACAAGAGACAAATGATAGCAATGTTATTGTCCAAGAACAAGAAAACAGTAGCAACAGCGAAGGAGTGGTTGAAGAAGTACGGACCACCGAAGAAGAATTAGATTCACCTATACAATTAGTTGATAGTACAGAGGAGCAGGTTAGTCAAACAGTAGCAGAATACAAGGAAGCTGTTAGAGATGAAAAGGTATTAGGTAAACCTTTACCAGAAAACATCGAAAAACTAGTTACTTTTATGGAAGAGACTGGTGGAGATATAAACGATTACGTTAGATTAAACGCTGATTATTCAACTGTAGATAATAACACATTAATAAGAGAATATTATAAACAAACTAAACCTTATTTAGAAGGTGAAGATATTGATCTAATGCTTGAAGATTTTTCATACGATGAAGATATCGATGAGCAAAGAGATATACGCAAGAAAAAACTTGCATTTAAAGAAGAAGTTGCAAAAGCTAGAAACTTTTTAGAGGAAACTAAGAGTAAATACTACGATGAGATCAAGTTGAGACCAGGCGTAACTCAAGACCAACAAAAAGCCACTGACTTTTTTAACCGATATAATGAAGAGCAAAAAGCTGGTAAAGCAAAACACTCGGAATTTTTAAAACGTACTAATGAATTATTAACTGACGACTTCAAAGGTTTTGATTTTAATGTTGGTGAAAGTAAATTCAGGTACAGCGTAAAAAATCCACAAAAGGTAGCAGAAGCACAATCTGACATCTCTAACTTCATTGGGACGTTCCTAAATGACAAAGGAGAGGTTAAAGATACTAAAGGTTACCACAAAGCTTTATATGCTGCTAGAAACGCTGATACTATAGCACAACATTTTTATGAGCAAGGCAAGGCCGACGCTGTTAGAGATGTTATGGTTAAATCAAAAAACATTTCAACTGAACCTAGAAAAACTAGTGGTGGTGACGTGTTTATTAATGGTTTAAAAGTTAGAGCTATTTCCGGTGCTGATTCTTCAAAATTAAAAGTAAAAACTAGAAAATTTAACTAACAAAATTAAACAAAAATGAGTTTAAGTCCAACATTTGGTTCATTGAAACCATCTCAAAAACAAGAAATTTTAGATAGCAATTATCTAAAGTTTAATGACGGAGGTGCAGGTAATACTGACACTTTCGCACAACAATACTTACCAGAGATCTACGAACAAGAAGTAGAGCGTTACGGAAACAGAACTTTATCTGGATTCTTAAGAATGGTAGGTGCTGAAATGCCAATGACTTCTGATCAAGTAATTTGGTCTGAGCAAAATAGATTACATATTTCTTACGAAGGATGTACTAGTGCTGTAGCAGGAACAACAAGTACAATTACTATACCAGTTGCTTTAAACCCAGCTGATCCTAAAGATTACGTTGCAAACGTTGTATCTCCTGGAGCTACTATCGTTGCTATGGATTCAACAGGTTTCGAAATCAAAGCTGTTGTAATTTCATCTAACTTAACAACTGGAGCTTTAGTTGTAAGTCCTTACTCTGCTGCAACCATCGCTGGTTTAGCTGCTGCAGGTGTAAAGATTTTTGTATTTGGATCTGAATATGGAAAAGGTTCATCTACACCTAACTCTACTGTAAGTGCAGGAGCTGCTGACGGATATGTATCTGTTGACCCTTCTTTCACTCAATTTTCTAACTCACCAATCATCATCAGAAATAAATACGTTGTAAACGGATCTGATATGGCTCAAATCGGTTGGGTAGAAGTTGCTACTGAAGACGGAACATCTGGATATTTATGGTACTTAAAAGCTGAGTCTGAAACTAGACTACGTTTTGAAGACTACCTAGAAATGTCTGTAGTAGAAGGAGAAAAAGCTACAGGAGCTGGAGCTGGATCAGCCGCTGCTGCTGGGTATAAAGGTACTCAAGGTTTATTCGCTGCTATCGAAGATAGAGGTAACGTAAACGTAGGGTTCACTGCTTCTGCAGGTCTTGATACTTTCGATGATATCTTGAAAAACTTAGATACTCAAGGAGCTATTGAAGAAAACATGTTATTCTTACAAAGACAAACGTCTTTAGATTTTGACGATATGTTAGCTGCAATCTCTGGAGGTGCTCAAGGTGGTACTGCTTATGGATTATTTGAAAACTCTGAAGAAATGGCATTGAACTTAGGTTTCTCTGGATTCAGAAGAGGTTCTTATGACTTCTATAAGACTGACTGGAAATACTTAAACGATGCTTCTACTCGTGGAGCTATGACTGGAACTTCTTCTATCGAAGGTGTATTAGTACCAGCTGGAACTTCTACGGTTTATGATCAAGTATTAGGTACAAACATTAGACGTCCTTTCTTACACGTAAGATATAGAGCTTCTCAAGCAAATGACAGAAGAATGAAGCAATGGGTAACTGGTTCTGCCGGTGGAGCTGCTACATCTGATCTAGATGCTATGGAAGTAAACTTCTTATCTGAAAGATGTTTATGTGTACAAGGTGCTAACAACTTTGTATTATTCAAAGGTGTGTAATCACTAAATAACAAATGTAATTCTTACCCTCGTTGAACTAACGGGGGTAATTATTACCCTTATAAACTATTTAATTATATTATATTATGGCTGCAAAAAAAGCACCAGCAAATAAAGTTGAGGTTGCTCCTCATCAAAAAGTAGTAGCGAAAGCTCCTACAAAAACACAACCAGCTAAACCAAGTTGGGAAATAAAAGATAGAACATATGTATTAAATTCTAATAAATCACCAATAACATTTACAATACCTAGTAAACATACATCAAAACATGCTTTACTACACTTTGATAAAAGCACTGGTGAGCAAAAAGAAATAAGATACGCAACAAACCAATCTTCACCGTTCGTAAAAGAACAACAAGGTGAAGCTACTTTAGGTCACATTATATTTAAAGATGGTGCGTTATTTGTTCCAAAAGAAAAACAAAATCTTCAAAAAGTATTATCTTTGTACCACCCTTTGAAAAATAGATTATACAAAGAACTTGATCAAGTTGAGATAGCGGAAGATGAATTAGATATATTAGAACTACAAATTGATGCTTTAAACGCTGCTAGAGGTATGGATATAGATCACGCCGAAGCGATATTAAGGGTTGAGATAGGATCTAAGGTGTCTAAGATGAGTTCTAAGGAACTAAAAAGAGATTTACTATTATTTGCTAAAATGAGTCCAGGCTTGTTCCTAGATTTAGCTAATGATGAAAATGTACAATTAAGGAATTTTGCAATACAAGCAACTGAGGCTAATATAATAAAGTTGTCAGACGACCAGAGATATTTTACTTGGGCTAGTAATGGAAGAAAACTAATGGAAGTTCCTTTCGATGAAAATCCTTATTCAGCATTTGCATACTTCTTAAAAACAGATGAAGGTGTTGAAATATATAAATCTATAGATAAAAAGATTAATTAACAGGTAATAATATATAGGGGCGGGTAAAACCGCTCCATATATTTAAATATAAAATAATGGCAATAAACGTAAATACTGTATATCAAACCGTTTTGTTAATACTAAATAAAGAGCAGCGTGGATATATGACACCTGTAGAGTATAACAGAATAGCTACACAATCACAGCTTGATATATTTGAGCAATACTTTGATGATTTAAACCAGCAGTTACGAGTGCCACAAGTCGATCTAGATTATTCAGATAGACAATTAAACATAGATGAGAAAATATCTCCGTTTAAAACATTTGGAAACTGCACTTACGGTGCCGGAACTTGGCGGTTACCAACCACAGATACCTACTCAAACACAATACTCTATAATGGTCAAGAGCCTGGCGCTGGCCAAGTATCTTTCTATAAGTTGGGTACTGTAACATATAATCCTTCTATTGGGCTACCGGTAGAATTACAAAGATTACCACGTAGTGAATTTTACAATATAGAAAAATCACCACTAACAGCATCAACAAAAGACTTTCCTACATATTTATACGAGAATAAAAAATTATATGTTAGGCCAACTAGCATAAACCAAGCTGGAAATATAACCGTAGACTTTTTAAGAAAACCACTTAATGTAAGATGGGGTTATTATTCTGGAAGCTTAGGTCAATATATATATGACCCAACTGTTTACAATCCAAGTCTTTTAAACAAAGGAGGATCTTTAACTAGTAGTATAACTACACCTTTAGTTAATGGAACAGCAGGAACATATACACCGACCTTCACAGGAGGATCTGGTAATGGTTTAACTTTAAGTGCTGTGGTTACAAATGCAACCACTGTGTCTATTAATATAGTATCACCTGGTACTGGATATGCAATTGGAGATGTTATCACCATAAACAATGGTCAGTTAGGTAGTGGATCTCAAAAGCCAGTTATAACTTTAAAAGCATCAGACTTTAACGGTGGTAGTACTTATGGTTCTACAAATTTTGAACTTCAAGAATCAGAACAAACTAGACTTATACTTAAAATATTATTGTACGCAGGTATAATAATAAGAGATCCTCAGATAGTGCAAGCAGCTGCTAGCGAGGTACAACAAAACGAAATAAATCAAAAAAGCTAATAAGATATGCCTTTACCAAATGGTGGTTTAATAACCGAAAACAATAGACAATATTACGAAGGCGCGCAAGGTTTTACGGGTAAAGCTTCTGGTGATTTAACTGGACAAAGTTTTACCACTACTTTTGACACTAATCTAGTATTTTATTCTACTGTAACGACTGACCCACAATATGATTTAAATAACTTTAAAGTTTATGTTAGTCCAACTGGTGTTGCAGGTAGTTTTACAGAGGTTACAGTTTATACTGTATCAAACAATACTGTTACTATAACTGGAGCTATACCAGCGAGTGCTACTGTAGTTGTTCAGTTGAAAAGATTAGATGGTGGCGTGTACGGTAATACAGCATCTGACAAAGCATACGGAAACACTACTGAAGAGAACTATGGATCTTATGGTTATACAAAGCTCAATGACATTATAAATAACTTTATAGTGGCTTATGTGGGTAATGGCAAATTGATACCAAGTTGTAAAAGAACAGATATTATATTTCATGCTAAGCGAGCAATGCAAGAGTTTAGCTACGATACACTGAAGAGTATAAACTCTCAAGAATTAACAATACCTAATAACTTGAGTGTTATAATGCCTCAAGATTATGTAAATTATGTTAGTATGTCTTGGTATGATAGCCAAGGTATTGCTCATAAAATATATCCAACAAAGCTAACAACAAATCCATACCAAACACCTGTACAAGACAGTGAAGGTCAACCTACTCAAGATGCCAACAGCAACAACATTGAGGGTACCTCGGTAGTAGAAGAAAGATGGAAAACTAATTTCTACAAAAACGAAACAAATACAAATGTAGACAACGATTTGTTTAACAGTTCCTTGAGTCTTGGTTTTGGTTACGGTGGAGCTTATGGATTAGATCCTCAATATGCAAATGCTAATGGTTGGTTCACTATAAACGACAGAGAAGGTAAATTTTCTTTCTCATCCAACT